CAAAATCAGAATCATCAAAATCAGAATCATCAAAATCAGAATCATCAAAATCAGAATCATCAAAATCAGAATCATCAAAATCAGAATCATCAAAATCAGAATCATCAAAATCAGAATCATCAAAATCAGAATCATCAAAATCTAACAAAAAGAAAAAAACAGAAACCAAAATTAAATCTCAAGCTCAACAATTAACGAATACTGTAAGAGATATAACTGGTATGAAGTTACAATATCCTAATCCATTTTCAGCTAGATTAGAAAAAAGAATGCCTAAGTTATTTGTTAAATCTAAAAATGGAAAATTTGATAGCTATACACGAATGTGCCCATTTACTATAAGTGAAAGACGACAACCTATTATATTAACAAAAGCTGAACGAGACAAGATTATTTCTGAACATCCAGGAGAAATAAATGAAGAAGCAGATTTTATAGAATATGGTGCCGATGCAACTAACAGTTCAGAAAAATATTATTATACATGTCCGAGATATTGGTGTTTATTAACAGATACAATGGTAACTGAACAAGATATATTGGATGGTAAATGTGGTCCAAAAGTAGACAATATAAAAGATGCTATAATTCCTAGAGATAGTGATGTAGTTCCAAAAGGAAAATATGTATACCAATTTTATAGTGACAAGGAAAGACATTATCCAGGATTTCATAAAAATAATGCACCATCTGGGATATGCGCACCATGTTGCTTTTCTTATTGGAATACTCCTGCAATAAAAAACCGTAGAGATATTTGCCAAGGAAAGATTGATACAAAAAAATCTGCAAAAGTGTCTAAAGATGAAGAGATAATTGAAGAAAAATTAAAAAAAGATATAGTAGAACTAGAACAATATGTGAAAGGTCCAGAAAAGTATGGTCCTCAATTAGGTAATCATCGTTGGGGATTTTTGCCAATAGCAGTTCAAAAATTTTTACATGAAGTAAATGAAGATTGTCAGGTTAGCAAAACTAACATGAGTTTAAAACTACATCATACATGTATTCTTAGACATGGTGTAGAAGATAGTGTAAATCAATCATTTATTGGTTGTTTGGCAAGTGCTATATTTTTTGTTCAGTCGGTTGGTAAAACTCCACTTATTAAAAAATTTATTCCTAATGCAAAAGGAGATGTTCCAAGTATAAAACAAATGAAAGAATTAATAATTAATGCTATAGATTTAGATAATTTTGTAAAATATCAAAATGGTGATTTAATAACAAGCTTTGCTGATTCTACATTAGAGATTGATATAAATGAATATAAGGATACGAAACTGTATAAAAAAATAAATAGTACATCATCAAATGCAATTGGAAAAGAGTTTGTAACAAAAGTAGCACAATCGTTTGAAAATTTCAAAAAGTTTTTAAGAGATGATAAAATAACAATAGATTATACATATTTATGGGATTTAGTTTGCATACCAAATCCGAGATTATTTGAAGCAGGAATTAACTTGATTATTTTAGAGATTCCAGAAAATGATATAACTAACAATATAGAATTAGTTTGTCCAAGCAATCATTATTCTGTTCATATTTATGATGCCAGAAAACGTAGTTTATTGTTAGTTAAACGTGAAAATTATTTTGAACCAATATATGGATATCATAATGATGGAAAAACAATCCATATTACAAAAACATTTTCAGAGTATGATAAAAATTTAACAAAAACTTTGCGTGCTGTATTTTCTAAAATTATTAAACCAACTTTGGGTGAAAAATGTAAAGCTTTTCCAAGTATGAAAGAATATAAATTTAAGCAAGCACCAGTATTAGACGCATTAATAGATGAATTATCACATAAAAAATATACAATATCTTATCAGGTTTTAAATTTTCAAGGAAAAGTAATTGGAGTAATGGTAAAAAATAAAAAAGGTTTAGAAGGGTTTATACCTTGTTATCCATCAGCATTAACAAATTTAATAAATAAAAAATGTAAAAAGAAAATAGATGATATAGATGATGATAAGCGTTGTGAATATGATTTTGTGTATATGAATGATGTAGTATGGAAATCGTATGAACAAACATTAGATTTTTTAAAGGAATATTATAATTATGAAGAGCCAAAAGATATTACAACAGTAAATTGTTATAATCCTAAATATTTTTGTAGAGTTGTTGAAGATGAACTTATTACTGGGTTTTTAACTAATACGGATCAATTTGTTCCAATAAAAGTGCCAATTCCAGTTTCAAATGTGGATGATTCAATAAAAACAATTACAAATAATAATATGTTAGTTGCGGACATGCACACACTAACAAATAATACGGTTGATACTAAAAGAATAGAATTTATAAAAAGAATCCAATTAGAAACAAATTTTTACAATGTGTTTAGAAATACAATTCGTATATTGTTTAATGATTATTCAAATAGTCAAAAAAGAAAAATAATTAAAGATGAATGTAATAAAAAATATAGTTTATACAAAAATCAATTAGATACAGTAATTGAATTGCTTCATGATTTAGTTCAAGACAATATTATATTTGCAGAAGAATTACCATATGAATATTTAATTATAAACGAAAAAGAGTTACATACATGTATATCCAAATCATTGGATAAGTGTAACGATGATAATTCAATATGTCGTGTTACAAAAGATAAATGTCAATTAGTATTGCCTAAAATAAATTTAGTGAATAATACTGATAATGAAGATTTTTATTATGGGCGTATGGCAGATGAGTTGATAAGATATAATAGGATTAAGTCGTTTATTTTTAAGCCTCAGTCATATTTATCATTTGGACAAATAAAATATAATTTAAGAAAGGATGAAATAATAATACTTCAAGATTTACTTACTCAAGAATTTTTTGAAAATCTTATTCCATCTGAAATAAATAAATTTGCAAAAAATAATACATATGATACAGCGGTTCCAATTACATCTAATCAATTTAACTCAGAAATTGAATTAGATGAAGTAATTAATCCACATCACGTTAGAGATTGTGTAAAATCAATTCCTAATAAAATAAAATCTGGATTTTGGAGAAAATGTTTCCCTAATGAATTTAAAGAAGTAGAATATACAGGTTCAAACTATTGTTCTTTATATTTAATAATAGATATAGTAAAAGCAATCCATAAAGAAGATTTTACAATAGAAGTTATAAAAGATGTATTAATTGAAATATATAGTCAACTAACAGATAAGTTTACGAATAATGATAGAATAAATAAAATTGTCGATATTTTACGAGAAGAAGCTCAAATTGATGCTAATCAATTACAGGATGGCACTATTACTTTTAAACAAATGATTATTCAAGATGGTTTTGTAGCGGTTAATTTTGATTTATGGTTGTTGTTAGTTCATTATAAAATTCCTTCTATTTTTATATCAAGTAAGCCAATTCCAGAAACACGTTTTAATTCACAAGAATTTGTTTGTTATACAGAAGATGATGTACAAAATTATGTATTTATTTTGACTCCTGCCATGTATAGAAGACAATTACCGTTACTTCCTGAATATAAATTGATTGTTGATGGTGAAAATATAAATATAAATATAAAAAAATTAGAACAAACCGAGTGTGTAAATAATATAGAAAATGCGATTATAAACTATCATACGATTGATGATTATTTAGATTTTATATTTGAAAAAGATATTACAACTAAATATAAACCACGTCAAAAAGGAATAAGAAAAGTGGTTGATTTCGAAATTGTTAGTTCATCTCCAAAAGAAACTGTAAATAACGAAAAACAAAAAGTAAAACGTGTTAAACAGAAAAAAATAAAGCCAACATTACTCTTGGAAGAAGATGATGGAGAAGTAGAAATTATTAATAATGAACATGATAATAATGAACATGCTAATGAAATAATTATCCCAGAAAACGAAGAAGAAATAGAATTTATTCCTGTAAAGAAACGAAAAACTAAAAAACAAAAAATAGAAGTAAATCCTCCTGGAAAAAGAAAAACAAGACGAAAACTTCCAGATAATTTTGTAATTGTGGATGATTCTGTATAAAAAATATATTGTAAAACGGTTATTTATGTATAATATATTTATGTTCTAGTCATTGTTCTAAATAACATTTGCTTTTCTTCTAACAAATTTCGTTGAAATATTATTGATTCAGCCATTAAACTTTTTACTTCCTTTACATATTTAGTCATATCTTGTGTTGGACATAATCTACATTTATATTTTTCGAACAATTTGCAGTAATGACTAGCTGATACATCACCTATTTCGGGCATAACTGAATTGCAACAAGCAATGAACATATCATCATATGTTAATATGTTATCATTAATACATCTACATAATACGCATTTATATTTTTTATCTTCCAACATTTTTTTGGTATATCTTATAGATTCCATATTAAATAATCTACTACGTATATATTCTAAATATCCTCCTAACGTGCCGCGTTCCATTTCTAGTTCGGCAATTTCAGCTCTAATTTCATTAATAGCTTCTAAATGTTCTTCTGAATGTTTTACTTCAGTTTGCAAAGCATTCGTTTTCAAACAATCTATGTGTATTTTATGATGACATTTATCCAAATAACAAACATTTTGTTTATTGTATGGTTCAAGGCATATAGGACAATCATCATCAATATCTAAACAGGGATAATTATGTATGCATATATATTCTACACATTCTCCACACATTTCATGCTTAAATTGAATACTCATTTTTAATAATAATTATATAAAAAAGCTATAATTATAATTCAATTTTTTTATAACATTTATGTAAATGGATTATAGTCGTCATCTACACCATCTGTTTCTACAATAATATTACTTACATTATTTTGTATTTCCAAATTTTGTTTACTGCAAATGTCTGTTGGATTTTCAATACCCTTAAATAACCTTGATGAAATTGTCTCTTCATTATCTTGATATTCATATTTATACTTTTCGTCAAGTTTTATCATTTCGTTTACGTCTAGAACAACTTGGAATGATGCTGTTCCAAATAATCCTTCTTGACCACACATTACATTTGCGGAAATTCCCCTTAATGTATCTAATTCTGCATGTCTTGCCGCTTTCAAAAACATTTCTGGTGTTTCTTCAAATGATGCCTTAGCAATTGGACCGATATCATCATTGTTAATGCCATGTCTGAAAATGGATATCAATTTACTGCTAAATGTCATTCTATCACAAAGCAATCCCATATGATGCGCATTTACATATGAACCATCAAATTCTAAGACTTCTGCTAATTCATTGTAAATACATTGTCTAGCAGCCTCTATGCCCAATACATTATATATTTCTACAATGTCATTGCTAATAGTTCTTCTAGAATCGATATAATCTAATCCTAATACACTAAGAAGATTTGTTCCAATAGTGTCAAGCACCCAAATATCTTCCTTAGTAAAGGCTCCACCCTTTTCAACTAAATTATCTTTAATTTTTCTTAAAATGACCTTATTAATGTGTTTAATGCCTCTTAACACAATTCCATCTAATAATTGATCTTGGAAATTCTTCAATATATAAATCTGGTCAGATTGATCTAATGGATTAATTTTAATCTTTTTGCCACTCTTTCCTGAATTATTTTTTAATATATTATTCATTCTAATTCTAAATACCAATTTATCTGAATTATAATCCGAATATACGCAAGAAATTTCATCTTTATATGTGTTATTTAATGTAAAATTCACGTCATCCATTGTAATATTCTTCTCTAACATAATTTCTGGATCCATTTCCATTCTTATAATCCATTTCGACTTTTCAGTTGTCTCTTCACTCACATTTTGACCAATACATTCATCTACCATATTTTCAAAATCACGGAATTGAGACATTGTTAATTTATCCTCGCTTATTAATGTGTTCAAATCATCTGGGTCAAAACAAATAGAAACAGAAGTAACTATTTCAGATAATTTTGTATGTTCCAACATATACTGAATTGTATTCGCCTTATCTTTATCTGTTTGTTCATCCTCTTTTAAATACACTGTAAGTGATGGATTTTTAATGGATGCAGATAGTGATAAAATTTCTTCAATTCTTGGAACACCACGAGTTACATTTGATTTGGACGCTACACCAGCAAAATGGAAAGTGTTCAATGTCATCTGTGTTGTCGGCTCACCAATGCTTTGACCTGCAATCATTCCAACCATTTCTCCGGGTGCTACAATAGACCGTTTATATGTGATAATTATTGTTTCTAACAATATTTCCAAAGCCTTTTTATTAAAACGCTTGTTCAATAATAAATCTTTTGGTGATAAATAATAGAAATACAATACTTTAAATAATTCAGTTGGTGGTGCAAATACAATTAATTTCAATTGTTCAAATGCATGTTCAATCATTTCAAATGCTTCTAGCATAGTTATATCGACCAATGAATTCAGGTTGATTCCTTGTTGTCCAATTATATTTTGAATAATGTATGAAAATGCAACTGGAACGCGAACAACTTTTTCTGATTTATTGTTAAATACATTTTGAACAATTTTGTTGCGATTTTGAATTAAATAATCAATGTAAAACTTACATTTTTCAGATAACGCATCGTCTTGTTTTTTTTGGCGTGTATATGTGGCCTTTGTAAACATTCCGGAAATAGCCTTTGATTTTGTTTTATCATCGATAACTGCATAATGGGAATAAATATCTTGAACACTCATTTCAATTATAGGTAAGTCTTGATTTTCAACCTTTACGGTATCAATAGAATCATCCCCATATGAGAATTGAACGATTTTATTTTTATTTGTTCGGATAGTCATATCATAATTAACCATAAGATCTTCTAGACCCTTAATTAAGCGACGTTGAATGTAACCCGTAGTAGAAGTCTTAACAGCTGTATCAATCAACCCAATACGACCGCCCATAGCATGAAAGAACAACTCTTGTGGTGATAATCCGTTGATATATGAGCTTTCAACAAATCCTCTAGCACTTGCTGAATCGTCATATTTTGTAAAATGAGGTAAAGTTCTATGTTCAAATCCATATGGTATACGTTTACCATCAACATTTTGCTGTCCTAAACATGCGGTCATTTGTTGAATGTTAATTTCTGACCCTTTTGAACCAGCATTAAACATAATAACAAAACGATTATCTTTGCTCAAACTTTTCAAAGCTTCACGTCCTGCTTCGTTTTGTGCTCTACTAAGAATATTGTTAATTTTGGTCTCGAATTCTTCTTCGGTTGTTTTTCCTGAATTATTTTCAAATACACCAATTTTGACTTGGTCAATCAATGTTTTAACATCGGCCTTCTTTTCAGTGATAATAGAAATAATTCTATCATTTGTTTTAGTGTCTGTAATAAGGTCACTAATTCCTACACTGAATGCGCTTTGTTTCATATATTCTGTAATAATATTTTGTAAATCATCGACAAATTGTGCTGATGCCATATTTCCGAAATCATTGCAAACTCTATGGATAATTCCTTTTGTTCCTGACCCAAGAATGCCCTTATCCATTTGTCCTCGAATATATTTTCCGTCAATAATCTCGATGATATTATTAGAAGTATCTGTTTTTTCCTTATCTCCGTCATATTGCTTATTTTTAACCTTTAATGATAAAGGTGGTAAAATTTGAGATAATATTTCGAAGTTAGAAATACGTTCGCTACTTTTTTTCTTTAAAGTGCTTGGATTAATTCGATTGAACATCATTAGCAAGTTCATTGCATCTTTCTGTGTAAAATCAATGTTCTCTCGTGTAAATCTATAAGACCCAAGCATAGAATCTTGATAAATTCCAATAATGGCCGCATTGTTTGCAGGGCTAATAATTTGATATGGAACTGCTGCTAAATTTTTTAATTCTGACTCAGATTCTGGGTCCTGAGGCATATGTAAATTCATCTCGTCTCCCGACGATATCCCGTTTGTTTCCAAGGGGTCGGACTGTATCTTAAGCTCATTCAAGTTGGTTAAACTATCATAATGAACCAACACCCGTTCAGTCTCTGAATGCCTTCCATACTCTTACCATAACGAGGTTAGGAAGTGACACTGCGGATTACCCAATCCTTCACATTATTACCATACCCGAGTTCCAATCTCGGCCATCTATTGGTTTCCCAAATAGACTTGGTAGTGATTCTCTAGTTTATTAGACTAGATAGGCTCTAAGGGACTTCCCGCATCAAGGTGTTTTGCAGTATAAATACTACTATGGGGTAACACGTTTTTAACGCCCCATGTTTTCGACAGAGAGTTTATCGAAGTCAGCATTGTAAGGCTTTGTCAAGCAATCCTTACCATTTCTGGTAAGGTCGGACTGTATCTTAAGCTCATTCAAGTTGGTTAAACTATCATAATGAACCAACACCCGTTCAGTCTCTGAATGCCTTCCATACTCTTACCATAACGAGGTTAGGAAGTGACACTGCGG